CGCCTGGTCCGCGACGCTGACGGCGTCCTGACCGTGGAGTCTGCGCGCGCGCAGCTCGCCGCCATCGGCAATCCGGCGCGGCCGGAGAACCAGGACGCGCCGGACCTCTCTGTAACCTGGCAGGTCGCGGGACCGGATGCCGCCGCGGAGGACCGCGCGGAGCCGGAGGACACCGGCGCCGAGCCGGACACCGGCGCCGAGCTGGACCCGGACGACCTGCCGCCGGGCACCACGTTTGCGACCCTTCGCATCCGGCACGAGGCGGTCAAGGTCCGCGAGCGGCGCCTAAAGGTCGCCGAGCGCGAGGGGCAGCTAGTCGACCGGGCCCGTGCGACGGCGCTGGTCCAGGCTTTCGCGCAGGAGGAGCGGGACGCGCTCCTCGCCGTCCCGTCGCGGGTCTCCGGCGTCATGGCGGCCGGGCTCGGCTGCGATCCGCACCAGCTCCAAACGCAGCTAGAGGCGGCCTTGCGGTCGCACCTGGCGGAACGCGCCGCAGCGGCGCCGCGGGTCGCATGACGGCAGGTTTTGACATTTCCGACCGCGAGGCGCGGATCCCGGCGGACGCGCTGCAGGTCGGCGCGCTCCTCGCCTGCGACGGCGTCGCCTGGCGGATCTATCACGCCGACCCGCTTCCCGGCGGCGGCGTCCAGGCATTCGCCACGGCGGAGGAGGACCCGGGCGCGGTCCTGGTCCTGACAAGCGAGCCGGCGCCATGACGCGCGAGACCTACGGCCGCGCGACCCTAGTCCGCGGCGACTGCCGGGCCGTCATGGCGCAGCTCGCCGCGGAAGGCGTCCGCGTGGACTCTGTCGTCACCGACCCGCCCTATGAATTGGGCTTCATGGGCCGCGCGTGGGACCGCTCCGGCGTCGCTTTCCAGCCGGAGACCTGGCGTCTCGCCTATGACCTGTTGCCGCCCGGCGGGCATCTCCTCGCCTTCGGCGGGACGCGGACCTATCACCGGCTGGCGGCGGCAATCGAGGACGCGGGATTCGAGCTGCGCGACGCCGTCGCCTGGATCTACGGCACCGGATTCCCGAAGGTCGGCTATATCCGCGACGCCGCCGGCGAGCCGGTCCGCGACGGATGGGCGGGCAGCCTGAAACCGGCGCTGGAGCTGGTCGCGCTGGCGCGGAAGCCGCTCGCCGGCACGGTCGCCGCGAACGTCCTGGAGCATGGCACGGGCGCGCTGAATATCGACGCCTGCAGGGTCGGAAGCGAGGCGCGTCCGGTAATGGTGCGGACGCAGACCGTCGTCGCCGCAAATTGCATGTCGGGCACCAGCACCGGGGCGACCGCATCCGGCGAGATGACGACCGCCGGCCGCTGGCCCGCAAACGTCGTCCATGACGGCTCGCCGGAGGTAGAGGAGGCGTTTGCGGCGTTTGGGGAGCGGGCCAGCGGCGCGCGGAGCGGCCCGCGCGCCGGCACGTCCGGCACGGGATACGGCTCGATTCAGCTAGGCGGCTCCTGCGAGGCGTCGTCCGGCTCCGCCTCCCGTTTCTTCTACTGCGCCAAGGCGTCCCGCGCCGAGCGCATGGGCAGCAAGCATCCGACCATAAAGCCGGCCGCCCTCGCCGATTGGCTGGTCCGCATGGTCACGCCGGAGGGCGGGACGGTCCTGGACCCGTTCGCCGGAACAGCGACGATCCCGGCCGCCGCCGCCCGCGCCGGATTCCGCGCCATCGGAATCGAGTCTGACCCGGCGCACGCCGACGACGCCGCGCGGCGCCTCGCCGCCATCGGCGACCTATTCGCGCAGGCGGCCGAATGACCCGCGACGCGCTCGCGCCCGTCCTGGACCGGCTCGGCGGCTTCCCGGGCGCGGACGACCTCCTCGCGGCCTGGCGCCGCGGCATGACGCCGGAGCCGGCGCTAACGGTCTCCGCATGGGCGGACAGCCATCGCAAGCTAGGGCAGCGCGGATCGGCGGAGCCGGGCCCCTGGCGGACGGCGCGAACGCCGTACCTGCAGGAGATCATGGACGCGCTGTCGCCGTCGCATCCGGCGCGGCGCATTGTGTTCATGAAAGGCGCGCAGATCGGCGGCACCGAAGCCGGCAATAACTGGATTGGTTATGTCATCGCCCATGCGCCGGGCCCCATGCTCGCGGTCCAGCCGACTAGCGAGCTGGCGAAGCGCTTTTCCGACCAGCGCATTGACCCGTTGATCGAGGAGACGCCGGCGCTCAAGGCGCGCGTCGCGCCGGCGCGGTCCCGCGACAGCGGCAACCGGCAGCTATCGAAGGAATTCCCCGGCGGACAGCTTGTCATGGCTGGCGCCAACAGCGCGGTCGGGCTGCGGTCCATGTCGGCGCGCTTCCTGTTCCTGGACGAAGTCGACGCCTATCCCGGCGACGTCGACGGCGAGGGCGATCCTATCGCGCTGGCGGAGGCGCGGGCCCGCACCTTCGGATGGCGCCGCAAGTTGTTCCTGGTGTCGACGCCGACCATCACCGGCACGTCGCGGATTGAGCGGGAATACGATGCGACGGACCGGCGCCGCTATTTCGTGCCGTGTCCGCATTGCGACCATATGCAAACGCTGCGGTTCCAACAGCTCAAATGGCCCAAAGGCGAGCCGGACGCGGCGGAGTACCATTGCGAAGCCTGCTGCGTCGGCATCGCCGAGCACCATAAAACGCGCATGTTGGCGCGCGGCGAGTGGCGCGCGACCGCCGTCCCGCAGGACCCGCATGCGGTCGGCTATCACCTGTCGGCGCTCTATTCGCCGGTCGGCTGGCTGTCATGGGCGCAGATCGCGCGCGACTGGCAAGCCGCGCAGGCGGATCCGCGTGGCCTAAAGACCTTCACGAATACCGTTCTCGGCGAGACCTGGACCGACCAGGGCGAAGCGCCGGACTGGCAACGCCTATACGAACGCGCCGAGCCGATGCTTTGGGGCGTGGTCCCGGCCGATGCTTGCGTCCTGACGGCCGGACTGGACAACCAGGCGGCGACCGGCGCGCAGCGCGTCGAAATGAGCGTGTGGGCATGGGGCCCCGGCTTGGAGCGCTGGTTAGTCGACACGAAGGTATTCCCCGGCTCGCCGGGATCCGACGACGTGTGGGACGCCGTCGCCGCGGCGCTGGACCATGACTATCCGCGCGAGGGCGGCGGCATCCTGCGGATAGCGCGCGCTGCAGCCGACACCGGAGGACAGCACACGGCCGACATATACCGGCAGATCCGGCGCCTTCGGCATCCGGCGCTGATCGCCGTCAAAGGCGTCGCGGGATTCAATCGCGCGTCGCCGGTCCAGGGACCTAGCCCGGTCGACGTCACCGAAGCCGGCCGCAAGATCAAGCGCGGCCTCCGGCTTTGGACGGTCGCCGGCGACGTGTTCAAGGCGGAGCTATACCGTGCGCTTTGGCTGTCGCGCGACGGCGAGGCGTTCCCGCGCGGATGGGTGCATCTGCCGCAAGGGCTGGACCCGGAACACGTCAAACAGTTGGTGGCCGAAACCCTGGTGACTGTGCAGGACCGGCGCGGCTTCGCGCGCCAGGAATGGCGGCAGTCGCGGCCGAACGAACAGCTAGACATGGCAGTCTATGCGCGCGCCGCGCTGTCCGTGCTCGGCGCCGACCGATACGGCGAGCGGTTTTGGAACCGCTATCGCCGCAGCGAGGAGCCGGCGGCGTCCTCCTCCGCCCCGGCTCCTCGCGCCGAACCGCCCGCGCTGTCCGCCGCCGAGCTGCCGCCCCTGCCGGTCGCGCCGCCAGATCCGCCGCCGGTCTCGGTCACTGTGCATCGGCCGGCGTCCTCGCCGTCCGTCTCGCACTCCGGCGCCGGCCGCGCGTCGCGCTACGCCAGGTAGGTCCCGCCGTGGATTTCCAGACAGTCCCGACCGCGACCCTGCAGCAATGGCACGCCGAAGCGCTCGCGGCGTACCAAACGCTGACGACCGGCGGACAGATCACCAGCGCCAGCTATAGCCAAGGCACCGGCGGCCGGTCGGTCGGCTTCGCTGCGCCTGACGCCAACATGCTCCGCCAGCGCATCGCCGAGTTGGAGGCGGAGCTATACCGGCGCGGCGTCCTGGCGAGCCGGCCGAAGCGGCGCCGCGCCATTGGGATCCGCTACTGATGCGCTTCGCCTATGCCGACCCGCCTTACCTTGGCTGCGGCGCCAAGCTGTACGGCCGCGACCATCCCGCGGCGAAGGATTGCGACGACCCGGAGTGGCACCGGCGCCTTATCGAGCGGCTATGCGACGAATACCCGGATGGGTGGGCAATGTCCCTGCACACGCCGTCCCTGCGCGTGCTGTTGCCCATGTGTCCGCCGGACGTCCGGGTCGCCGCATGGGTCAAACCGTTCTGCATTTTCAAGCCTGGCGTCGGCTTCGCCTATGCATGGGAGCCGGTCATTGTCCGCGGCGGTCGCAAGCGGACCCGCGGGCAACCGACTGTCCGGGATTGGGTCTCGGCAAACATCACCCTACGGAAAGGGCTGACCGGCGCCAAGCCGGCAGCCTTCGCTGAATGGCTTTGCGACGCGTTGAACGTCCAGCCCGGCGACACGCTGGACGACCTTTTCCCTGGAACGGGCGCGGTCTCTGAGATCGCGCGGGCGCGGATGGCGCCGGCCGTCGCCGTGGCCGCGGAGTAGCCGATATGCCGTCCATCTTTGACAGCGCCGGCAACATCGTCCCGCCGCAGGACATAGCGCGCGTTCGCGCCCGCGCATTGGTCGGCGGCGGGATCGCGCCCTATGACGCCGCCGACCGCGTCTCGGCGGAAATGGCGTCCTGGACGCCTTGGCTCGGCTCGCCGGACGGCGAGACCACGCCATATCGGGACGCCGCCGTCGCCAGGCTAAGGGACCTCATCCGAAATGACGGATGGGCGTCGGGCACGGTCACGCGGACCCTGGACGCCGTCGTCGGCGCCGACCTGCGCGTGTCGTCGCAGCCGGACTATCGAGCGCTCGCGCGGCGCTGGCCTGGCGTAGCATTCGACGCCGTGTGGGCCCGCGAGTATGGCGAGGCGGCCGAAGCGGCGTGGCGCTCCTGGGGTTATGACCCCGGCCGCTGGTGTGACCTGCAGCGCCGCCTATTGTGGCCGCAAATCGCGCGGCTCGCCTTCCGCCACTACCTTGTGGAAGGCGAGGCAATCGCCGTCCTGCCGTGGCGTGACGACCGGCGCGGCTATGGCCGCGCGCGCTATGCGACGGCGCTGGACCTGATCGACCCGGACAGGCTGTCCAATCCGAACATGCGGACGGACGCGCGCGACCTGCGCGGCGGCATCGAGCTGGATCCGGACGGCGTTCCGGTCGCCTTCCATATCCGCCGGGCGCACCAGAATGATTGGTTTGTCGGCTCGCAGGGCTGGACGTGGGAGCGCGTCGCGCGGGAAACGGACTTCGGCCGCCCGCAGGTCGTCCATTTTTTCGACATGGAGCGCGCCGGGCAACATCGGCCGGTCGGCGGGATATTCGCGCCGGTCCTCGCGCGCATGCGCATGCTGGCGCAGTATGACCGGGTCGAATTGCAAGCCGCCATCGTCAACGCCATTTTCGGCGCTTACGTCGAATCGCCGTTTGATAGCGACGACGTCCAGGAGGCGATGCAAGACCAGGACCAGCTTTCGACCTACCAGAAAATGCGGTCCGACTTTTGGCAGGACACCCGCATGTCGTCGGGCAATGTCCGGCTGGCGAAGCTGTTCCCCGGCGAGCGCATCAACACCATCCAAAGCACGCGACCGAATAGCGCTTTCGACGCGTTTGAAGGCGCGATGTTGAGAAACATCGCAACGTCGGTCGGTCTCCCATACGAGACCGTGTCCGCCGACTATCGCGGCAGCTCGTACAGCTCCGCGCGGCAGTCCATGCTTGAAGCCTGGCGGACGCTGCATCGCAGGCGGATGGACTTCGGTTATGGATTCGTCGCGCCGATCTTTGGCGCCGTGCTGGAAGAAGCGATTGACCGCGCCGACGTGCCGTTGCCCGCAGGCGCGCCGGAGTTTCCCGAGATCCGCGCGGAGCTTTCGCGCATAAAGGTCATCGGACCCGGGCGCGGCTGGATTGATCCAGTGAAGGAGGTCGAGGGCGCCAAAGCGCGGATTGCGGCTGGCCTGTCGACTATGGAAGCGGAGATGGCGGAGCAATCCGGCGTCGACCTAGAGGAAACGCTTGACCAGCGCGCAATCGAGCAAAGGATGCTTGCCGAGCGAGGTCTAGTTGCCGACTTCGGAAAAGGCGGCAGCAAGCCAGCCGGTGACGACGGGAACGATGCCGGAGACGGCGCGACGCCGCCAAAACCGGGTGAAGGCGAGGGAAATTCCGCCGAATCGGCCGCGGAATAGAGCCAAAATGGAGCGGGGCCCGTCGTCGCTGCGAACGGCGCCGGGCCCCTGACCAGACCGAGTGTTAGGGGCACCCGACCATGGCTCACGCCAGGCTAACGCGTATCTATGTGCTGCGCGACCCGCGCGACCGTGAAGTCCGTTACGTAGGAAAGACAGCCCGAACGCTAGCCGTCCGGCTTCTGGAACACATGAAACTGGCGCGTGACGGCGGCAAGCCTCCGGTTTGCGTGTGGGTCCGATCCCTGATCGCCGCCGGCTTGCATCCCGCAATCGAGGCGATTGACGAAACCAGGGACGGATGGCCGGAGCGCGAGCGGGCATGGATTGCGCATTACCGCGCTGTCGGCGCTTCCCTGCTTAACGCCACGTCGGGCGGACAGGGCGCGCCGGGGCAGCGGCGGACACCCGAACAGCGCGCCGCCGCGGCGGTCGTCGCCGCCGCCGGTTGGAGCGAAGCGAGGAAGGCGGCGCAGTCCGCGAAGGCGAAGGCGTGGGCTGCGGTCTACTGGACCGAGGAGACCCGGGCGGAGCGCCGCGGCTGTCCCGTGTCGCCGGAGGCAAAGGCGAAAATCGCGGCGACGTTAAGGGCGCGCGCTGCGGCGCCGGAGGTCGCGGCGGTCCTGGCGGCGCAATCCGCGCGGGGCGTCGCCGCGGCGGCGGAATACTGGACGCCGGAACGGCGCCAGGCGAACGGCGAGAAGAGCCGGAGCCATTGGACGCCGGAGCGCAAGGCGGCGGCGTCGAAGCGGGCACGGGAACAAATGCTGGCGGCTTGGACGCCGGAACGCAGAGCGCAGCAAGCAGAGCGGATGCGAGCGCGCAGGAAGCGAGATGCAGAGACACTATCCCTTTTTGCAGGCGCGGCTCCTTAACACCCCGCTCGCCTTGGACCCGGCGAAGGCGGAGACCTTGCTTTCCGTCCTCGGCGACCGGCTCGGACTGGACCAGGCGAGCGCGGTGCACGCCTTCCTGGATCCGTTCGGGCAGTCCGAGCGCGGTCCGGCGCCGGCCGCCGGCTATGACGTGGTCGGCGGCGTCGCCGTCATCCCGATTGACGGCGTCCTAGTGCAGAAAAGCGGCTATGTCCGGCCGGTCTCCGGAC